AGCCCAACGGGTTACCATCCTGAACTGTGTGGCATAGGTGTTAAATAATCCGTATGGGTCAAGGTCTAATGCCATAGCGCCAACCCTGCGCCCAAGATAGAATTTTTTGTAATCGCCGAAGGAGATAAATGCAGTGCTTACGCCTGTAGTATTAGTTACCTTCTCGCTGACAAGATACGGAAATCCCCAAATCGTTCCACCAGCAGGCGGAATTCCGCCAATCTGCGAGAAAATAAAATTATTGTTCGCATCTTTTAGGGTGCGGATGTAATGCAACCCAAGACGACCAACAATAAATCTGGCATTAGCCAAATCACCGCTATTTAACGCATAAATCAGACTGCTTAAATTTGTTCCTGTAACACTGGAAAAATCGGTTAAACCAGAAGCCATCACTACGCTATTACCACAAGCCGCAGTCAACAGACCTGAAGCTGGGTCGCCAGTGCCGTTAAGCACTTGATTATCCAGTTCCTGACCAATGGCATAGGCAAACTGTTCCACCAAAAGACTGATGATGTCAATAGCGCTGTCCTGTAACAATTCATTGGTAACCTTGCCGTATCCATCTAATCGCTTGGCGTTTAACTGTAACTGCCCAAAAGTCGGTTCGGTCTGGGTTATAGCCGCTTCTTCTGCGTGCCACGCGACACTGACCATTGTCGCTTCGGTAGGCAGATTGAGAATATCACGGGTCATATTGATTACTGAACAAAGGTCTAAAGCGAATGACCTTGCCCTCGCCAACTGGATAATATCCCACTCGTATTCCTGCGGGACTAAATCGCTTTATCTTTTAGGTTTCCCTAAAAGGCGGACTATATCTTAACAACTTCTGGCTATTTGGATTTCATCATATTCCAAATTACGCCAGTCTGGCGTTGTTCCTGACGTATAGTCTCTGAAGTTCCTCTTTTGATTAATGGTTGACAAAGAGCAACTAATTCTAATTCTCTCTGTGTATATGGCATTTGGTTATGAATTTTATTCATTCGTAATGTGCAAAATTCATAGATTATTTCTGCTCTATCTTTTTTATTGCCAGTCAAATCGTCTTTTATCCACGATAATAACCTATAAATTTTAGCGATATTCTTTAGTTGAATTCTATAACTATCTTTTCTAACTTTACCATAACCTTTACAAGCACGGATATATGGATTTAAACTTATTTTGCGCATAATCATTTGGCATTTTAAAATTATCATCTCATCACAATTAGTAATATGTAATTGTGGTTGAGCTCGCCTATCGCTTTTTTTGCCTCTATATTGCCAAACCCATACTAAACCCAAATATCCTTCACCATCCACAATACCTGCCAACCAACCAATCTCTTTTTGAGTTACCTGCTGATTGCCGATTGTTTCATCCAAGATAGTTTTACCCAAGAGGTCATCTTGGCTCTTACGGTTTTCCAGCATATAGTCAAGTTTATTAGTGAGCATCTTAATTATACCCACCTTCAGCAGAAGTATCTTCCTGCATCTGGGCTTTCTGGCGCATTTCTTTCAGGTCTAACCTCGCATCCCAATCGCCTTTTAATGCCTTGAATACTGCAATGAAAAATTTGCAGAATTCATTTGCCTTACCTTCATCCGCAAGGATTTTGAACCTGTGCGGTGTTTTCAGGGCTTCTTCACGCAGTTTCAACCCCTGTTCGTGAAGTTTATAACCCTTATACTCCGTGGGGATAACATTGACATTAAAACCAAGTCTATTCAAAGGCAGGGCTTCAATCTTAACCAACCTGTCCTCAATAACCTTGATTTTGCTATCAACTGTATCCTTTAGGGGCTTTACCCCTTCCTCAATCGCCGACTTAATTTCTTCGGCAGTTAAGGTTTTCACTTCTTCGGACATACTACTCCTTTATGGTTTGCTTGATAAAGTCAACTATCTTCTGCTTGGTAAGGGATTTAGCGGATTTCTCCTTATCCCCGAACAGAAGGTCTAAATAGACTTTATCTGTTTTGATTTTTTCTTTGACTATTTCCATCAGCGCATCTATGTTATCCGTAATGACCTTCATCACCTTTGCGCTGAATTCCTTTATCTCCCTTTCTACAATATCCTTAACCGCTATATCTGCAAGTTCCTTTAGGTCTTCCTGATGTTCTTTCATCCATTCTTTTGCTTCTTCCATTGTCCACTTGTCTTTATCAAACAAGACGGACTGAATATGCGTTGAGCCGTCAGGGTCGCTTTTGAGTTTCCCGATGACTGCCTTGATGCCTTCCTTCTCCGCAAGCCAGATAGTTCTGAAACTGTCATCTACGAATAAATCAGGATTTCTTACCCGCATCCTGATATAATTCTCGGTTACATCTGGTTCTGGCTTGGTGACCAACTCCTTTAGTTCCCCTTTATCAAAGCCCTTGATGGCTAACTCCAGCAACTCCTTTTCGGTTTCATTGAGATTAGTTACTGCCTGCCTTCTGACCTGCACTGCTTCCCGATTGCTGGGCACTAACACCTGACTTATCTCCACCAGCTCCACATCCGTATATTCCCGCAAGTATCCGTCTTTCTCCAAGTCCTTCTCGTCATAAGCAAAAGGGATAAATCCGATAGAATACCCCGCTATGTTTTTTATCGCCAGAACCCAAGCCCAATCCGCTTCGGGATTGCCTTCTCCGACATAATACTTAAACTTCGCCTTCAGCCCCTCGTCAGTAACCTTAATATCCGTCGCTTCCCCTATCTGCTTTCTTAAATCTCCGTAGTTGTGTGAACTTAATAAAACTGGATGCTGTTTGTAATACTTCAGGCGCTTCCTGAACGCTTCAGTATTTATCTTATCCTTATCCCTATCCACTGTGTCCGTTGAGACGATTACTTCCGCTATGTATTCATTCTCGTCAACGGATTTGATTATGCCCTTGAAGGTCTTAAAAAGTTTTTCCATATTATCTCCTTATCTTATTCACCAGCCAAGAACTTGACTGCATTTTCTCGCCCCCGACCCCGAACACAATTTCAATCCCTAATTCTCGGCATACTTCCCATTCAGGCGTGTTGTCTATGGTCTTATCTCCCCCTTTGGCGAATATATCTGGCTTGAGTAACCTTAAACTTTCGCAGACTGTATCATCCTTATCTACCGCAGGGATTACCTTATCCACTCCCTTGATGCTCATCAGGATTTCTATTCTTTCCGCCAAAGGCATAAAAATTGTGCCTTTCTTCTGCAAAAGGAATTCATCGCTGTTGGCTATTATTATTACCTTCCCTAACTTTGACGCTTCCTGAATATATCTGATATGCCCGATATGTATAGGGTCAAATCCCCCTGAAACTGCTACTATCTTTTCTTCCATCTTCTATAATCCTTGCATTTATAAATCGGTCTGTCCATAAAACAACTTTCTACGCAACTCCGACACAGATTTTTCCTTTTCAATTTAGACACCACCAGAACACCCCGTCATAAAATACAGGGACAGATAAAACGACTATTCTAATATAGGGACAATAGTGCAACGACAATTTATTACCTCGTCTGCTTCCCCTTCCATATCCGCAGGAAAGCGCAATCCATTACTGAACCTTTCTGTTACCCTGACTATCTGCCCGTCTAATAACCTGTGGCTTTCCCTAACTGCCTCATCGCCCGCAGTCAACCATTGTTTCTTCGGGATGCCCTCGTGTTCATAATAGATATAACTGCCTCCGTTTACTCCCCCTGCGGTTTCGGTGCGGGCAATCATTATCGCCCTGCCGCTTGCCATATTGTAAATATCCCGCACCCTGTCCGCCAACTGCATAATACTTTCCCCCTGTCTGATGCCTTCATCCAGCATTTCTTTAATCTGGTTCTTGACAGTATTGTTGATACGGGTAATCTTATCCGCCCTGACCGTAAGATAACTGCTTATCCTTGCATTCAGTTCCTCATCACTCGCCTTCCCCGTAACAAACTCCCTGCCAAAATCTATCCCCGACCTTATCGCTTGCAGAAGATAAGGCATAATCTTATTCTTGAGTTCCTTATCCTGTTCTTCCCAACTTATATCTACCGTATTCTGCCTGCTTAAACTTTCTAATGCCTTCTTGCGCTGGTTATAAAAATAGGTCTTGATTACATTTGCTAATCTATTCTCCAGCGGGTTCTGCCTGATTAAAAAGCGCTTCCAAATCATCAAGCGTTGGATTTGCTTGCTGTCTAATCCCTTGCCTTCTTCTCCAAATGGCAAACCTTCGGGAATTAACCCTTCTCCCGCAGGAACTAACCCGAAACTAACCCACCACTTATCCCGCCAGTCCTTTGGTTCAAATCCCAGACCCAGCCGCTCATTGATTTCGTTTCCCGTAAATCCCATACTGAATAGTTTAGTTCCCGTATCAACCTTTTCCTTGAAATCTTCCTGATATGCTACGACATTGGAAACATCAAACTTGGCGATGATATTGGGATTGTATGGCTTAACCAACTTACTATTCAGTGTGTCGGCAAGTTTATACAGACAGGGCATAATGGTATAATTCCAAAACATCTTCATTTGCCCCATGAATGTGGCATAATTCAGACCTTCAGTGATATTAAAGAATGCCTGCGGAACACGCCAGATGCCCAGTATCTCCTGTCTTGTAAATTCCTTCTGCTTCATAAACTCCATTTCCCTGTGTGTCGGGGTAGTCGTCAGTGGTTTTAATCCGCCTTCCAATATCGCTATCTTAAATGCCTTCCCTGCGCCTGCGTGCCTTTTCTCAATCCATTTCGTTATCCTGTCTATCTGTTCTTCGGTTAAGGTTTCATCAGTGGAGAATACAGTTCCCAAAGTAGCGTCATTGTCAAAGAATGCCTTATTGAATATCAATGCTGACCAGTCTATATCAATTATCTTTTCTATGGGTTTTGTCGGTGGCAAACCCCTGATAATATGATAAGGGTTAAAATCTTTGGTGTGAATTATCTCGTCAACTCCAAAAAAGTTTTTACCGATATTCTGCCCGCCTAAATGATACCGCCATCCCACCAACTTCCCGTTATCTAACACTTCCGTAAAATAAGATGGATTGAATATCCATAACTCCGCAGGAAGTTTGTTTGTGCCTATTGCCTGTCCGATACTTAAATTCTTGACAATCTTGACTTCCCCGTATAAAGACATAAACCCTATCCACGCCTGAATGAACTCGCTTTCCGTCATAAAGGGATTGGGACTATTAAATAAATCAATTATAGGGTCATCGGTTATTTCCTTATTCTTTCCATCCTTTGTATAAAACTTCAAATCTGCCTGCGGGATATTATCCGCTATCGCTTTGATTGCCTTATAGACACTGCTAACCTGTTCATAAGGTCGCTGGACTTTATCCCCGAATAACCTTTGTTCCTGAACAATAGACCATAACTTACCCCATTCGCTTGATTTCTGGATTACACCCTTCAATGCCTTGACTTCGTCAGCACGGGCTAATCCTAAAAAGTCAAGTATCTTGTCTTTAAGCGCCATATTCACCTTTCATTGATTATAACTCATAAACCATCTGCCTTCTCCCCTTCATAAACGCCTTGATAGCAAGACAGATGCTAAAGAAACAATCCCCGTGTCCTTCTTCCGTTTCCAATGCCTGTAAATCGTTATCTACATTCAATAACTGCCTTTTTTGTCGGGGGTCGTTAAGCAACTGGATGTTCCCCTGCGTTAATAACCTGTCAAATGCGGTAGCCATCGCAAACTTATTCTTGGAAGTGAACTCTACTCCCGCCATCTCCGCAGGCAAATCTCCAGCTTCCCTAAAACCTTCAAACTCCGCCCTTGTATTATCGTATTCTAAACGGGCAATCTTGAAGTTTTTAATTGCCTGACGGCAGTAATCTACCTGTCGGATATAATCCCATCCATCCATCCATTTGCTATGTATCTGCACCAGTTTCTTCTTTCTATTTACCCCGAACACTGCCAGATGGCTGGGGTGCGATTTCTTGCCTATGTCAAACCCCCCGTAACTCCATTCATTAAGCCGAATAGGTCGGATAACATCGTGGTTTTTCAGCCGATTATTGATAACCTTATTCAGCGTCAGCAAGGTAAAAAAACTTTCCCCCGACCTGACAGGCATACACATAAACTCCTTCATATACGCCTTTTCTCCTATCAGCGCCTTGCGTCTTTGCAGTTCTTCCCAATTAAACTTTTCCTTCCATAAAGGGATTTGATTAGCAGGGTCAACTTCGGCTAAATATCTTTTACAATCGTAATCGGGTTTCGTTTCCAGCACCGCAAATAAATCTTCTTGGTCTTGGGGAGTGCCTACTAAATGCAGTTCTTCGGTGGGCATCTGTTCCACTTCCGTAAAAAAAATATCCTTAATCTTTTCCAACTGGCTGATGTCTAACTTTACTTGAGGGTCTTTAAGAATATCATCGCAGATTAGCCCGTGAGGATGCTTGCCACGCTTGAAACTGGTTATTCCTTCGGGTTCGCATACGAATTGCCTGCCTTCTTTTTCGTAATGCAGGATACTTTCTGCGGGGGTCAGACTACGATAATCTCCGAACAATTCGGGCAGGGCTTCTATATACCTTTTTAGGCGCTTGGTATGGTATGCGCCCAAATCCGAAGTATAGGACATATAGTTCCATTCGTTCCAATACCTCGCCATCTGGTATAACTTCCACGCAACATATCCTTCAACTACTGTGCTTTTAAGATGATAACGGGGGGCGACTGTGGAGGTGCGGTTATGGAATTGCAGTCTCGCACAAATCATTTTCAAATGAGGAGGAATAATATATTTTCCTTCCACGCGCCTGACGGCTACCGAAAAAGCTAAAAAGAAAAAATGCACGAAACTATTTTTGAGGTACTTCTCCAAAGAGTTCTTTTCGGATTCTGTCCGTAAACTCTCTGTCCTCTCCAGTAAAGCTTCCATTTCCACCCACCCTATTAACAATCATGTTATTGACTACTGCTCTCTTATCAGCCCATCTGTCAGGTGCTCGGTTAGTTAAAAAGAAAATAATTGAAGTCGTATTACCTTCTGTGGCACTTTTAAATAAGGCATCCTCGACTATCTGAATGCGGCTATCGATAATACTTTGGATAAGCTGGTTAAGTTTAGGTTTTGCCTTACGCCAGCGCCATAATGTTGACGGCTCGATACCGACACCTTTACATGCGGCAACAATTGAGGTTCCGCTTCTTAAGCTATTTAATACCGCTCTAACGCTTTTATATTTTGATTGCATTTTTACCTGTAAATTTTTCCCAACGTTTTATAATGACATCGATATACTTCGGGTCCAGCTCCATTAAATAGGCTAACCTATTCATCTGCTCACAGGCTATCAATGTGGAACCTGAACCACCAAATAGATCCAGGACAACATCTTTATGCTCGCTATTTTTCTTTAAGGCTCTTTCGGCTAATCTGACAGGCCTCTGCGTGGGATGTAGATAATCGGTAGTGACATCTCGTTTCTGATACCAGACATCGAGCATGTCATTGAAATCAGTGAAATCGAGATTAAAGACATCTTTTAAATCTGCAAGCTCTTTCGTTTTAAAATGTGCGGCTTTCTTCTTCCAACCGACCATGCAGGGTTCATACTGGCGGTGATAATCCACACCGCGGCTGAAGACCATTGAATTCTTAAGCCAGATAATGATCTGGCTCATGTGCCAGCCACTATTTTCAAAGGCTACGCGGTTAATCCAGTCGTTATTCTTATTGGCAAACCACCAGTAAATCGTTGCATCTGGTGAGCTAAACTTGAATAAATTCAACAACACATCTGTATAAAATTTTAAGCATTCCTCATCACTTTTCATATTATCAT